ATCTGTTTCATGCTGGCCGGGTCATTGAGCCAGCGGCGGCTCTTGATCGAGGCGGTCCCGGTCTCGGTGGCGCGCAGGAAGTCGTCGGCGGCGGCGAGCGCCTGGACCCGGGTGCCGATGGCGAGCGGTCGGATCGCTCTGCCTTTCGGTTGCCCGAGCCCATGCCAGAGGGTGCCGTCATGGAATACGCCGGCCCACCCATTGAACCCGCTCGCCATCATCGCCTGGCCGTCGCCATGCAGGTCGCACCAGGCGAAGGGGGACCGCTCCAGCAGATCGATCTCCATCATGTCGAATGCGGTCAACAGCCGGGCCTCGCCGCGCTCCCGTGTGAAGACGTGACCGCAGAAATCGCAGACCGACGCGCCGAGCGGCAGCTCGGCCTCGCAGGAGGGGCAGGTCTTCGCCGGCGCGGCGCCCGGCTCCGCATCCTCCGCGTCGAGGGTGACTTCCTGCTCGAGCGAGCCGTGCCTCAGCGCTGCCCCGGCGAAGTCGAGCACGATGCAGTCGGTCTTCACGATGCCGGGGAAGCGCTCAGGGTCGACCCGGCGCAGGCCGCGGCCGATCGCCTGGATGAAGGTGCCCTTGTGCAGCATGGGCCGCAGGATGCCGATGCAGCCGACCGGCTGGCTGTCGAACCCCTCGGTCAGCACCATGCAGTTGGTGAGCACCTGCACCTCGCCCCGGTCGAACCGGGCGATGAGGTCGGCGCGCGTCCGCGATGGCATGTCGCCGGAGATCGTCTCGGCCATGACGCCCGCGGCGCGGAAAGCCTCGGCCACCGCATCGGCATGGTCGACCGTCGCACAGAAGAAGATGCTGCGCCGGTCCGCCGCCTTTACCTGCCAATGCTCGACGACAGCCTCGTTCAGGACCGCCCGGTTCAAGACCTTGTCGGCCTGGCGCATGTCGAAATCGCCGGCGGTGCTGTGAATCCCGGCCAGCTCGTCCTCGACGCCGAGATCGATGGTGAAGGTTCGGGGCGGGACCAGCAGGCCCCGAGCGATCAGCGTGCCGATCTTCAGATGGTAACCGACATTGCTGAAGGTCTTGCGCAGGCTGCGACCGTCGCCGCGGCCGGGGGTGGCGGAGAGGCCAACGAGCTTCACGGCCGGATTGAGCATCCGGGCATGCTCGATGATCGACTGGTAGCTCTGGGCCGCCGCCCGGTGGCATTCATCGATCACCAGGTGAGAGACGGCTCCCATGCGTTCGCGGCGATTGCTGCGCGCCAGCGTCTGCACGCTGCCGAAGATCACGCGCCCGTCCCAGTCATCCTGCTCGGCCTTCACCACCGAGGTATCGAGGCCGGCAACCCTGGCGATGGAGGTGCGGTTCTGCTCGATCAGCTCGTCGGTGTGCTGGAGGACCAGGACGCGGGCATCGCGGGCGATCTCCGCCTCCTCGCCGATGTAGAAGCCGGCGATCGCGGTCTTTCCGGCCCCGGTGGGAAGGACGAGCATGGTGTTGCCGTGGAGGCGGGTTTTCTCGCGGGCGGCGTCGACGGCCGCCCGCTGGTAGTCGCGCGGGATCATGGGCCCCTCCCTCAGCGGGCCCAGAAGGGCGCGCCGGCGCCGGCGGGCGTGGTGGGACCCGCATAGGGATCCGCCACCGTCCACGAGGCGGCGTAGCCGGATGCGGCCGACCCGGACGAGGCCGCGCTCGGCATGGCACCCATGACGATCAGATACTCGCCGTGATCGGGGCCGATCGCCGCCTTGATCACGTTGCGCCCGGAGTCGTCCGGCTTGTCCTTGTCCTTCTCGATGCCGATCTTGGCGACGAAATCGATGCCGCTGAGCTCGCCGAGGCTGCGGATCGTGCGCGCGGCGCGGGCGGCGTCGGACTGGTCCCCGGTCCTGATGCCGCGGGCGGATTCGAGGATGCCCCGGATCAGGGCCCGGCCGCGGTTGGCGTAGCTGTCCTCGCCGCGCTCGTTGACGCCTTTGCCCTTGAAGCCGATGCGGGTGTAGATGCGCCGCCGGGCATGGGGCCCCTCGAGGACGATGGCCTCGGTATTGAGATAGAGGGCGGCGCTCGACCGGCTCTGGGTCAGCCAGCCCTCGGGACCGGCGCCGCCGGGGCGGATGGTCAGCCGCACCTTGACCAGCACGTTGGCGGGGATCAGGTCGAAGGCGGCGTCCTGGCTGTCGGCGCCGTTGAAGTCCATGTCGTCGGCCATGCTCATGCTCCTTTCGTCGATGGGGTGTTCTCGGCGCCGGCGATCGGTGGCAGGTCGAAGTTGAGCCGGGTCGCAGGGGTCTCGGGACGGGGTCCGCGGATCTTCGCCATCAGGCGGCCGAGATGGGCGGGCTCGATCATCGAGAGACGCCCCGACCGGTCCTTGGCCGGAAAGCCGAAGTCGTTGATCGTGGTGCAGACGAAGGCGCGGAACGGCGCTCCCTCCTGCGGGCGCAGCTCGGCAAGCGTGATGATCTCGTCGACGATTCCCGGCAGCTCGAGCCCGGTCTTCGAGCCCTCGATTTGCAGCGAGAAATAGGGCTTGCCGAAGTCATCGAGCCGCTTGTCGAGGAGGCCGACCAGCCAGATGTTCTTCCGCGGCGTGTGCTGGAGGTGGGTCAGCCAGCCGATCATCTCCTGGCCGAGCAGGCCGTAGGCGCCGCGCAGGTCGGGCTTGCCGCTCCGATCCGACATGGCCTGCGGCTGGCCCTTGCACCACTGAATGCAGATCCGCGAGGCCACCGAGATGCTGTCGACGAAGACCGTCTCGTACTTCTCCAGCCGCAACGGGTCGCCGAAGGCCGCGCAGACGCGCTCGTAGTCCTTCTGGCTGTAGGGCTGGTCGTCCCGCATCGCGGGGTTCGGGCCGCCGATCCAGCAGGCGAGGTCGCGGGCGCGCTCCCAGTCGCGGATGCGGATCTCGTCGCCGGGCCAGCCCTGCACGGCGAGCTCGCCCGCCTCGAGGTTCAGGAACAGCGTGCGCTCGGCGTCGAGCGTCCAGAGCTGCGAGGTCTTGCCGATCCCGGAGATGCCGGTGAGCACGCCCTTGATGCCTCGGGTCTCCTTCAGGCGCTGATCGGCGGTGATGATCTGGAGCGGCGCCGCCGCGAACGGGGCGCTCACCGCCGCTTCTCCTTCCGGGCGATCGCGGCCGGGATGGCGAGATCCGTGCCGACCGCGCCCTGCTGGCGGGCAAGGTCGATCACGTCCTTCAGCGCATGCGTGATCCGGAACCGCTCCGTGCTCTCGGCCTCGAAGGCCACCAGCGCGAAGGCGATCTCGTCGACGGTGGCCTTGGTGATCGGCAGCGTCCGCGCGGGCTGGATGCCGATCGCGGGGACCTCGATCATGTCGGGGATTGGGGCATCGTAGAGGGCTTTGCGCAGCCGCTCGAGAGGGGTGGTGAACATGGTCGCTCCGTGTTCTGTCGCGCCCAGGGTTCGTCGAGGAAATCGGCTGCCGGGCCTGACGCCGCCCTGGAGCTCGCGGTCGGAGTGTTTCCCTGAGCAGGGTGTTGCATTCCTCCGAGGGCCCGGCATGAATTGGTGTGGCTCGCTTGCCCTCACTTACCGGGGCGCCATCCGAGGTGTCGGGGCGGGACCGAGATATTCCTCGAGCCCCATCGCTGTGGCGGCGGCGCGGATCGCTGCGAGGCGCGCGTAGATGGTGCAGCGATGCAGGCCGAGCGCGCGGGCGGCCTCGGTTGCCGACATCTGGCTGAGGGCGACGGCGACGAGGCGGCAGGCCGGGGTCAGGGACGACAGCAGCCAGGCGACATCCCGGCGCAGCCCGAAGGCCAGGTCGGGATGGGCGTCGTCGCCGGCATGCAACGCGGCCGATTCTGGCAGGATGTCCGCGAGGGAGAGATTTCCCTCCTCGCCGTCCTGGCCGCACGGCGCGTCGAGGTCCTGCATTGTGCGTTCTGCTCGGAGCCGCGTGGTGGGGGCGGCGAGGCGCGCGATGCGGTGAGCGATGACGCGATCCGCGAAGGTCTCGAAGGAGGCGCGCGAGGGGTCGAACTTCGCCTGCCGCTCCAACAGATCCAGCCGTAGGTCCTGTGCGATGTCGTCGGCGTCCATGCCAGGCACGGCGCCGGAGCGGGCCAGCCGTTCGGCCCGGATGCGGATGTTGCGGGAGATGCGGGACTGCTCGTCGGTGAGGGGGTGGTGCTGCTCCATGGGAAATCGCCTTCGTCCAGGGGACGGGCACGGCGGCCCGAACACCTGGCACCGGCGAAAATTCGCTGGCGGGGCGGTCTGGAGCAGGCGTCAGAAAGAAGGAGCCGCTGAAATCAGCGTGATTCCAGCGGCTTAAGCGCGCGAGCTTTTTCGGGATTTTTTAGTCGGCGTCAGCGAAATTTCGTTCTCGCTGGTCGGGCTTCCCCTGCATGAGGTCGCCCGCGCTGATCACGAAACGTGCGCGGAACCCATCGCCATCCGGCGGCAGGGGGTTGTCACGAATGCCGAAACGCTCAACGAGCGACTGGCCGAGTAACTCCTTCTGCCGGCGATAGCCCTTGGCGAACTCGGGGACCTGCTGCAAGGCCTTCGGCGGGAGCGCCTTGGGCAAGCGCCCCCCTAATACGGCCAGGAGCCGAAGCAGCCGCCACTGCCGCGTCGGCTTTCCGTCCTTCCTGCTCCGCATGCCCAGCGTTTCAGGATCGATCCGGCGAGGGGCGCCGCGGAAGCTGAGGCTGATCACCTCGCGAGCAGTGAAGCGCATCGTGATCTCTTCCCAGCGGGCGTCCGGCGGGAGCGCCCACACGGGGCCCGCATCCGCGGACGCGGACGTGGAGGTGACAGCCTCCCGCAGCTCGGCGAAGAGCACGTCGACCGGCTGCGCGGCAACCAAGCGGTGGCGCCCGTCGGCCACGAGTATGTCCGACAGCGCAAAACGGGTCACGCCAGCGGCATCGAGATAGCGGGTCACGGAGCTGCCGAGCGATCTGCGTGTCGGGGTCAGCAGGACCTTCGGGGCCGAGATGGCAGCCAGCCCTGCGAACGGCTCGATCGCTTCCCCGAACCATGGGCCGGGGAACACGAGAAATACCGGGAATCCGCGGCCGGCATAGACATCATGCCTGCCGATCTCGATCACTGCCTCCCTGCGCACTGCCAGAGGCCGATCGGACAGCGATAATGCGGCGGCGATGGCCTTCGCCAGCTTCGTCCGGTCGATCTCGAGGATGGCGATGTCCTCTCGGGCGAGATCCTGATCATCGCACATCTTCGGCGTATCGCCACAGACCGCGCGGATGCTGCCGTCGTCATGATGAACGACCCGGCGCGGGCAAGCTGCCCCGCCGGGCGATGGGCAGGCGACCGAGGCTGCGATCGCGCCGGTGGTCCGAAGGAGTGGCCCGGCGACGGGCCAGTCCTGATCAAGGCGCGCTATCCACTCGCGCGCGTCGGTCGCTCCACCCGGCAGCTCGTCAAGCAGTTTCCAAAAGCAGGTCGTTCGCATCCTCGCCCTGGTCCACGGGGCGGCGGCAGAACCCGCGCGCCTTCAGCCATGCCTCGATGACGTCGGTGTCGGAGTCCCGCTCGTAGCGCGCGATGCTGGCCGGACGGATCATAACCGTACGGTCCCTCTTCGACCCCTCGAACCTCACCTTGAAGACGGCGTGCACAAGGGCGCCGCGGTCCAGCTGGTCGAACCACTTCTCCCCGAAAGCCTTGAAGAGATCGTCGGCCTTCAGGATCTCGGTCAGCCGCTGGCTACCGCCCCAGAACCGCCCGATCTCGACGAGACGGACATGTGCGAGGCCCTCTATGTCGCCGCACTCGAGCGTTTCGGGTCCCTGTTCGAGCAGCGGGATCAGCGTGAACCGCTCGGAGACGTCGAAATACTCGTCGCTCCCGAACAGCACCTCGCCGACGGTCTCGAGGTAGAGCTGGCGTTCGCCCTTGGTACCGGCGTTGACGCCTATCTCGTCGGTCTCGGCGTCGTAGATGAGCACGTCGTGCTGCTGGGGTCGGTAGAAGGCGATCCCGCCCTCGCCGTCGTCGAGATGCTTGCCCTCGCGGCGCATCGGAAGGCCGTGCCGGACGAGGAACCACACCTTCGTGCCGCGCGGGAAGGCGAAGATCCGGCAGCGGCGGCCGCGGCGCTTCTTATCAAACCACGCGTCCATGCGGTCCTGCATCGCGATCCGCTGCTCGTCGGTCATCTCCGGGACCGCGCTCTCGCGTTCGCCGGAGCCGGCGAAGTACATGAAGTTCGAGCGCTTGAACGCCACGGTCTCCGCATGCTGGCGCTGCAGCAGCATCGGGTCGACCAGCCAGATCTGCACCGCCACGTCGGCGGCCGAGGTCTCGGTGTCGTCATCGATGTCGATCCCGGCCGCTGCCGCATGCTCCAGCAACGCCTCCATCGACTCATGCGAGGCCGTCTCGTGCACGTAGTAGAGCGCGTTGACCATGTCCTCCGGCACCGTCGCGTCGGGGGTCATGAGCACCTGCGCGATGTCCTCGAGCGGCAGATCCTCGGAGTCGAGCAACGACAGATCGACGCCGCGCGCCGCGAAGTAGGTCCGCCAGGGCTGGAGGAAGGCCAGCAGCCGAGCCGGCGCGATGTGCTTGAGGCGGTCGGGGTTCGTGAAAATGCGGGGGTTGAAGGTTGGCACCGGCGAATCTCCAGAGGGGTTGAGGAGAGCGAGCTACAGCACGTCCATAGCTTGCGGCAAGTGGAATGTTCGCGCTTTGGTCGCCTCCGAGTGTTCGGGCGCACGGCCGGTATGTGAGGAGAGCAACTGGAGCCCTCCGTCATGTTCCCAAACCCCAATTTCGATCCGGCCGTGGGCCGAGATTTCGGCCTGCCGGCATGACCGATCCCGACGATCGCGAGCGCGCGGCGCTGCGTGCGGGACTTCGGCTGATGGTCGAGCTGATGGCCGAGATCGGCTGGACAACGCGACTGAACGAATTGACCGAGGCGCAGGCGAGCACGCTCGCCGAGGCCGCGGTCGACGGTTTCCTCCAGGCCATGCGGGCGGGCGCGCCGCAGCCCGACCCGGAGGTGCCGTTCTGATGGACGGGACCCTCGACTTCAATCACCGGGAGAAGCCCCCCGCCTTCGTCGACGAGGTCAACGCCCTGATCGACCGGGCGCTGGTCGCCGGGAACAGCGCCCGGCCGCAGCGCGACTATCTCGGCGGCAGCCGCCTCGGCGAGAGCTGCGCCCGGCGCCTGCAGTACGAGTACCTCAAGGTGCCGAAGGACGAGGGCGCCGATTTCTCGGGCCAGTCGCTGCGGATCTTCGCCCTCGGCCATGTGCTCGAGGATCTTGCCATCGACTGGCTGCGCCGGGCCGGGTTCGATCTGCGCACCCGCAACCGCCATGGCGACCAGTTCGGCTTCTCCGTCGCCGGGGGCCGGGTCCAGGGGCATGCCGACGGCGTCGTCGTCGCGGCCCCGAACGGCATGGCGGTGCCCGCCCTCTGGGAATGCAAATCGGCGAACGCGAAGAACTGGCGCGACATGGTCAAGCGCGGCGTGCGGGCGGCGAAGCCGATCTACGCCGCGCAGATCGCCCTCTACCAGGCCTATCTGGCGCTTAACGAGGCGCCGGCCCTTTTCACGGCGATCAACAAGGACACCTGCGAGCTCTGGCACGAGCTGGTGCCCTTCGACGCCGCCCTGGCGCAGGCCACCAGCGACAAGGCGGTGCGGATTCTACGCGCCTGCGACGCCGGTGAGCTGCTGCCACGCCACACCGCCGATCCCGAGCATTTCGAGTGCGGGTTCTGCGCCTGGAAGACGAGGTGCTGGGCATGAGCCTCGGCACCGATGCGGATCCGGAGGCACCCCCGGTCCGTCCCGATCCGGCGATGATCGCGCTCTACGCCGACATCGTCTTTGGCTATTGCGAGGGCTGGGCGCCGGTGCGGGCGCTCGCCGAGAAGGGCGCGGCGGATGCTCCGCCGCACACGCCGTTCCTCGACGCCAGCGCCGACCTCGCCGCGCGCCTGGCGCTGCAAGCGGACTGGGCGGCCGAGGCGGGCATGGCGCTCTTCGTCGTCCCCGGCACGGTGGAGGTGCCCGGCGACGCCCGGGCCGAGCACATCGCGCAGACCCAGGTCGTGCTCGTCGATCTCGACCATGGCGACATCGGCGCGAAACGCGACCATCTCGTGCAGCATCTCGGATGCCCGACCCTCGAAGTCGCGTCCGGGGGTGTCACCGCCGAGGGCCAGCGCAAGCTGCACCTCTACTGGCGCCTGACCGAGCCCGCCGAAGGTGCGGACATCGCCACGGTCTGCCGCGCCCGGCACATGATCGCGAGCAAGGTCGGCGGCGATCCTTCCTTCCGCTCCGCGCACCAGCCGATCCGCGTGGCGGGATCGATCCACGCCAAGCAGGGTCGGCGGCGGCTGGTTGAGATCCTGAACCACGATCCCCGCGATCACGACATTGGCGAATTGCTCGAGGCCATCATCGCGATGCCGCCACTGGAGGGCGAAACCGGGCTCGACTTCAACATGATTGCCACCGAGCGCGGCAGCGTGACCGAGCTGTTCGGCCGTCAGGTCCGCGAAGGCGGCGTGGACGGCACCACCCGGTTCGACGCGCTGTCGCGGGTGATCGGTTACTGGATCCGCCGCGTCCGCGAGGGCCATGTGCCGCGCGAACAGGCGTGGGAGGAAATCGTCGCCTACAACGCCGCCCGCATCAATCCTCCCTGGCCGGAGGACCGGTTGCGCGAGGAAGCCGAACGCCTCTGGAAACGCGACCTCGCCCGCAACGGCGACATCGATGACGAGGATGATGGATCGGACGGTGCCGGCCCCGCTGGTGGGGGCGATGATGGGCCGGTGCCGGTGCGCTTCACCGAGGATGCGCTCGCCGCGGCTTTCGCGGCCCGGCATGCCGAGACATGGCGCTACGTCGCGGGCTGGGGGCAATGGCTGACCTGGTCGGGCAAGCTGTGGCGGCGCGAGGAGACGCTGCAGGCCTTCGATCTGGCCCGCATGATCTGTCGCGAGGCGGCGGTGCGCGCGGGCTCGGCAAGACTCAAGGCGAAGCTTTCCAGTGCCGCGACAGTCTCCGCCGTTGAACGGCTCGCCCGCTCTGACCGCCGCCATGCCACCACGACAGAGCCATGGGACCGTGATCCGTGGCTGTTGAACACGCCGGGCGGCGTGGTCGATCTGCGCAGCGGCGCGGCACTGCCGCACGAACCAGAGCTGTTCATGACGCGCATTGCCGGGGCATCGGTGGCCGATGCCTGCCCGGTCTGGCTCGGCTTTCTCGAAACCGTTACCGGCGGGGACGGCGAACTGCAATCCTACCTGCAACGGATGGCGGGCTATTGCCTGACCGGCGTCACGACAGAGCATGCGCTGTTCTTTCTCTACGGCACCGGCGCGAACGGGAAATCCGTCTTCGCCAACACGCTGACCGCCATTCTCGGCGACTACGCCACCGTCGCACCCATGGACATGTTCATGGCCACGCAGGGCGATCGCCACCCGACCGACATGGCGGGGCTGCGCGGCGCCCGCATCGTCACCTCGATCGAGACCGAACAGGGCAGCCGCTGGGCCGAGAGCAAGCTGAAGGCGCTGACCGGGGGCGACAAGATCACCGCCCGCTTCATGCGGCAGGATTTCTTCGAGTTCATCCCGCAGTTCAAGCTGCTGATCGTCGGCAACCACAAGCCCTCCATCCGCAACGTCGACGAGGCGATGAAGCGGCGCCTGCACATGGTGCCGTTCACGGTCACCATCCCGCCCGCGCGGCGCGACAAGCACCTGACGGACAGGCTGCTGGCCGAACGGAACGGGATCCTCGCATGGGCGCTCGAGGGCTGCATCGAATGGCAGCGGACAGGGCTGCGCCCACCGCCCGCCGTGATGGCCGCGACCGAGGATTACTTCGAGGCCGAGGACGCCGTCGGCCGCTGGATCGACGAGCGCTGCTCCCTCGGATCGCACCTGAGCGCCAGCACCGCGGCGATGTTCGCGGACTGGAAGGCGTGGGCCGAGGCGAACGGCGAGTTCGCGGGCTCCGTCAAGCGCTTCTCGGAAGCCCTGATCGTGCGGGGTTTCGAGCGTCACAACACCCGCGCCGCCAAGGGATTCCGGGGGATCGCGCTCAACGACAGCAACTCTGATCTTTTCTCGGGAGAATAGGAAAATGCCAATGAATCCAGATGCTGTGACGGATGTGACGGATCATACTTATAAGACCGTTACGCGCGCGCATGTGCGCGCCTGTGGAGCGGATAAGGAACTATCCGTCACATCCGTCACACCCGTCACCAACCATCCGGTTCTGATGCAGGAGGCTGGCGAATTGCTCCGCTGCATCCTCGCGCTCGACCTCGGCACCACGACCGGCTGGGCGCTCCGGACCCATGAAGGCCTGATCACCAGCGGCACCGCGTTGTTCCGCCCCGGCCGCTTCGACGGCGGCGGGATGCGCTACCTGCGCTTCACCAACTGGCTCACCGAGATCGATCGGCTGTCCGGCCCCATCGCTGCGATCTGGTTCGAGGAAGTGCGCGCCCACAAGGGCGTCGACGCCTCGCACGTCTTTGGCGGATTGATGGCCACCTTGACAGCGTGGGCAGAGCTTCGCGGCATCCCTTACAGCGGCACGCCGGTTGGAACGATCAAACGTCACGCCACCGGCAAGGGCAACGCGCCGAAAACGGCCATGATTGCTGCCGTGCGCGCCCGCGGCTTCAGCCCCGCCGACGACAACGAGGCCGATGCCATCGCGATCCTCCTCTGGGCGCTGGAGACCCGGGGAGGTGTGCAATGAGCGGCATGCGGTTCACGCCCAAGGGCTACGGCGGCCACCGCCGCAATCCCGACGAGGTCAAGCGCGACGGCTGGAAAGAACAAGGCCTGCTGGCCGTCGCCATCGACGACGACCGTCTGACCTGGCCGGAGCGCGAGTTAGTGCGGCAGCTCGGCGAGCGGCTCTACGGCAAGCTCCCCGCAGTCCGGGAGGTGCAGCATGACTGACTGGACCACAGCGCAGGTGCAGGACCGGCTGGAGCTCGCGGCGGGCGTGATGCGGCAGATGCCGGGCGTGATGCCGCAGGGCTTCTTCAACGCCTGGCCCGAGTATTTCCACAGCTTCGCCGACAAGGTCGGTCAGGAGCCGCAGATGCGTCGCCCGAGGCCCAGCCCGCGTCAGATCACGCAGGCCGAGGAGGCGATGCTCTGGCTGCGCTGGCTCGAGCCCGAGGATGCGCGTCTGGTCTGGGCCCGAGCGGATGGCATGGCATGGAAGCCGATCTGCTGGCAGTTCGGCATCAGCCGCGCCACCGCGAACCGGCGCTGGCAGTACGGAATCGCCGTGATTGTCTGGCGGCTGAACGGGAAGCGTGTGCCGCGGAACCGGTCGATGGACTTCGTTGTCCGTGGTGTGCGGGCATGAAGCAGGAAGGAAGCGGAGAAAGCTATGGCCGACGCCTACAACCGTGTTACACGCTTAGACAAAACGGGAGGCAATTTGTGAACGCGCTGGTCGGCATCGGTATCTATGACATCCGTGACGCGCACCGGCTCACGCAGGCGCCGCGGCACACCATCCGGCGCTGGCTAACCGGTTACACTTCGAGCACCGGAGTTCATCACCCACCCATGTGGGATCCGGATATCGAGCAGTCCGATGCGGTCGCGCTCTCCTTCAGAGATCTCCTCGAACTTCGTGCCATCTATGCGTTCCGTAAGCGCAAAGTGAGCGCTCAGCTTCTCCGAAAAGCGGTGTCGCGGGCTTCAGAGATCATCGGCGCGGATCATCCCTTTTCATCCGCTCGCTTTCGTACAGACGGCGCATCAATCCTGCTGCAGTTGGATCGGGAACAGGGTGAGCCCGAATTGGTGAACATCTTCACCAATCAGCGAGAGATGAAAACGATTATCGAACAAAGCCTTCGGGACGTCGAGTACGATGGTCTGACACCGAATGTCTGGCGACCGATGGGGCGCGCGAGCGGTGTGGTGCTCGACCCATCGCGTTCGTTCGGCCAGCCCATCGAGGAGGACACAGCCATTCCAACGGCCACGCTGGCTGCAGCGGCGAAGGCCGAAGGCAGTGTCGCGCGCGCCGCGGCTCTTTATGAGGTGCCGAGGCGCGCCGTTTCTCGAGCGGTCAAGTTCGAGGAGTGGCTCAGCAAAGCGGCATGAACCGCTTCAACGTGTTCTTCGATCATAACTGCCCGCCAGCCATGGCGAGGATGATGGCAGGATTTCTTTCATCCGAGAGACCGCAGCCTCGATCTGTCGCACTGAGCGAGGTCATGGATCGCAGAGCCACAGACATCGAATGGATCAACTGGGTTCGTGAGCAGCCCGGCGACTGGATCGTCGCGACGGAGAACCACCGGATCCTGCGCGTGCCCGATGAGCGGCGAGCTTTCATGGGCGCGGGTCTTCGCATGTTGGTGATGCCGAAGAGCGTTTTGTCGCTGCCACACGAGAAGCGCTGTGCCCTTCTTCTATGGCAGTGGCCACGCATCACGCGCACGATGAGCGAATTTGACCCTCCTCTGGCCTTCGAGATGTCTCCGAAGCGCGACGGAAAGCTTCGTCAGATCGGGCTTTGAATGGAGCGTTCTTGGCAAGGGGCTCCTAGCGCTACCCAATATGCCGGCAAACAGGCTCCCGATTTCCGTCAAGCCAAAAAGCATCTTTGAGACACTTTCCTGCGAGACACCGAACGGCGAGACGGATCGCCACCTGATCGCTATCAATAGCGATATACTCGGGAGAGGAGCGTTCAGGCAGACGCCGCGCCGCTGGCTCCCGGGGTCCACCGAAGGGTCCAGCCGGGGTCCGATGCGCCAAGCCATTGATTTCGCGGTTCCTTTCCGGCCGCAAACGTATGCTGGGGGGCGAAGCGCGAGACTTTCCCAGTGACGCCTACAAAAACACCCGTTTCGTTTCGCTTTCCGAAATACCGCAATGAAAACAGGGCCTGACGGCCCTCCGACCACCGCCTGAACCGAAATGGGGGGTGGGGGGCATTTCGTTTTGGCACCGCCGAGGCCCGAGGGCCATTTCGTTTCGCGGCGCGGAGGCGCGGCGCTTCGCCAGACCTTTCAAGGATCCACCGATGGACGTGATCGACCTGCTTCTCGAGCAGATCATTCCCTATGCGCGCAACCCGCGGAAGAACGAGAAGGCGGTCGCCACCGTCGTGGCCTCGATCCGCGAGTTCGGCTGGCGCCAGCCCATCGTGGTCGACGAGCGACACGTCGTTCCGGCAGGTCGCCGACCGCGACAACCACACCATCGACGCGCTGCGCTACGCCCTCGAGAATGTCCGCCGGGTGGTGCATCAGTTCTGGTGACAGGCTGATGACCGGCGAGATGTCAGGGCGTCCCGCGATCGATGGCGGGCGAAGGCGCCCGACAGATGGCCCGAGACATCGCCAAGACGGAGAATTACGAGATCTCACGCAGGCTCCGGAAGAAGGTCGAGATGCTGTTCGCCCACCTCAAGCGCATTCTCCGGCTCGGCCGGCTGCGATTGCGAGGACCATGCGGCGCCAGGGACGAATTCCACCTCGCAGCCACCGCCCAGAACCTCAGAAAACTGGCGAAGCTGATCCCGATGCCAACAGACGCGCAACCGGTCTGATCCGATCGGCTCGTCCCGATACCGGCGCCATGAACCTCGCCGCGATACAACCGAACTTTTTCAACAAAATCCGCCCGAAGCGGACAACATCGAATACCACTGGATGGCAGCTGAGTGCCAAATCTCGACGTCCCGGCGACCTATCGGATAACCAGCATTTGATGGCGCTGATGGCGCAGGACAAGAAAGTGCGCGCGGGGCGGCTGACGTCCGTGCTGGCGCGGGCGAACATCCATCCTACGCGCAAATTCTCCGATTGTTAACTGTGGCGGGTGTCGGTGGGGGATGTCGAATTGCTGTCGGGTGCGGTCCGGGGGTGCCACGTGGTTTTCTGCCGTGGTCATGGCCGCGCGCGGGCAGCGGTCTGCTCGCGCGCGGCCCCGTTCGTTGCAGGCCGGGCCTGCCTCAGCGCACGAGGTCGCGCAGCATGAAGGCGTCCACGATGCGCCGCGTCTGCTTGGTCACGAGGTAGACGTCATTGCCGGAGCGGGCGTAGTACTGGCCCCGTCCCGGCCGCGGCAGGTCGTAGGCATCGTAATCCTGGAAGATGCTCGAATTGACCCGCCCGATGTCCTGACCCGTCCAGCGGCTTTGCTGCCGCTCGGCGCGCCAGTTCGAACCGTCGCCGTAGCGGCGGTCGTCGAAGTCGCGATTCCTGGCATTCTTGTCCCAGCCGTAGTGCATGCCCCGCTGCCAGCCGTAGTGATTGCCGTGGTCGTGGCGACCCTCGACACGGTCGTGATCGTCGTGGCGACCCTCGACACTGTCGCGATCGTCGTGGCCGCGTTCGACGCGGCGCCAGTCGTTGCCATCCCAGCGATCGCCGCCCTGCTTGAACACATGGCTGTCGCCGCGGCCGTTGCCGCCGCCGCGGTTGCCCTTCCCGCTGCGACCCTGGATCGGGATGATCTCCGGGAACGAGGTAGCGGACGGTACTGCGGATGGGAGGGCGGGCGCATCGCCGATCGGCGCGGCGAAGGCCGGCACGGAAACGGACAGGGCGCCTGCTGCGAGCAGGGCGGCGGCGAGCGCCGGGACCGGCCCGATCGGCGATTTCTTGGAGAAAATGCGTTGCATTATATGGCTCCTCGAGGGCGGGCGCGGGTGCATACGCCGACGGCGACGGCCGCCGACCTGCTTCATTTCGCGAACGGGATTTTCGGATGGACGCGAAAACGATCTTCCGCAGCCCTGAATATGGGGATGACAACGTGGGTGTGCAAGTCACGTTTCATTTTTACTTGATCATTTCATTAAATGATTAAGATATTCTCCACCTTTCTGGCGAAGTTTTCAGTGCAACGGGGATGGCGGCGCGCGCACGCATCCTACGCCGCCCCCTCGGCCCCCTGCCGCATCGCCAGGAGCTCCGGGTGAAGGCGGTTGATCCGGTAGACGCCGCGGCGGGCGCCGGTGAATAGCCAGTGACAGGGCAAATGAGCGTTTTGGGTCTTGGTTGTGTGGAAACCTCGCCAGCCGGCCGCTGGGTGCGGTCTGGGCACAGCGGCGGCGTTCTTCGGGCGTTTCCGCGATTTTAGCCACTGGGGCGACCCGGTGGGCGTCCAGCGCCCGGGAATGGCTTTATGAGCCGAGATTGGGGTGATTTACGATCGGACAAGGCCGGCTCAGGCCCTGATCGCGGCGATCAGCGGGCCGATGCCGAGGATGTTCATCACCCGGGTCAGGTTGTAGGCGAGCACGCTCAGCGCCATCTCAGTGCGCACGTTCCTGAGCCGCTTCATCAGGAAGTGGGTCGCCCCCATCCGGGCCTTGATGGTGCCGAAGGGGTGCTCGACGGTCTCGCGCCGCTGGCGCATCGCCTGCGGGTTCTCGTCGAGCCGGCGCTGGACGGCTTCCAGGACCCCCTCATGCTCCCAGCGGGCGATGCGGCGCTCCTTGCCGGTGGTGCATAGCTCCTTGATCGGACAGCTCTGGCAGACATTGGTCCAGTAGTGGCGCCGCGTGAGCCCGATCTACTCATTGGTATAGCGATGGGTGAGACGCTCGCCGGCGGGGCAGACATAGACGTCCTCCTCGGCGACATAGCGGAAGTCCTGCTTGCCGAAGCGCCCCTTCGCCTTGGCGTGCGAGGTCATGGGCTTGGGCAAGGTGACCGTGATCCCGGCCCGGTCGCAGACGAGGATCTCCTCGCTGTCGAAGTTGTCGCGGTCGGCCACCACGTCGAGCTCCTCGGCCCCGAGTGCCTCCCTGGCCTTGCCTGACATATCGGCCAACCGTGCAGTCGGCGGGGCAAAAGGCTCGAAGCACCTCGAGGGCACGGCCTTCGACATCGCCATGCTCGTCGCGCTCGACCCGCTTGTCCGGCCGCCAGAGCCGAGCGTGGGCGAGAAGGAGTTCCATGGCCGCCAGAGCCTCGTCGAGCGAAGAGGTTTCATAGAGTCCGACGAGCCGCTCCCCGACATGTTGGTCCGGTTCCAGCGCCTCGTCCTGGGCGTGGTAAAGAAAGGTGATCAGCGGATTCGAGGAGATCCCGACCTTCAGTGAACGCTTGTGGCGCGCGTATCCTTCGAAGCTCTCGATCAGGGCCGCGCGCACCATGGGAAGCGGACCACGCAGAAAATCCCATTCGACCGGCATGAGACCCTCCCGCATCTTGCATTTCCCGGCGCCGACGCGCAACTGACTGACTATCAATTCCTCTACAGGAGGAACAGTTGGAAGGTCCATGAGGTGCAACGCCGGATGCTCGGTGCGGCCGCTTGCCAGCCTCGTACCCGCCGCAAGTTTGCTCAGCGCTTGCGCGACGGGCGGTTTTGAGTGGCCCATCGTCGCGGCCTGTCCGCTGGTCGTGGAGTACAGTGCCCATCATCAGGCGCGAGCGGCTGAGGATATGGAGCTGTTGCCGGACGGCTCGGCGGTCGTCGAGATGCTCAGCGACTACGCGGTGATGCGGGAGCAGGCGCGGGCTTGTCATCAGATCAGCACCGACCTGATGAGGAAAGCAACTGTTCCGATAATGGCAATTCCGGCCAAGTAAAGACCCGCGAACCAAATCCAACGGCGCATCAATGATATCGGTCGCCGGGTCGGACTTTGCCGCGGAAGACCCAGTAGGAATAGCCGGTGTAGGCGAGGATCATCGGGATCAGGATGACCGCACCGACCAGCAGGAACAGTAGCGAGCGGTCGGGGGCCGCGGCTTCGGCGATGCTCAGCGCGGGCGGCACCAGATTGGGATAGAAGCTGACCCCAAGCCCGGCATAGGACAGCACGAAGATTGCCGCCGTGGCCAAAAACGGTCGCCGATGGTCCTCGTTTCGCAGGCCGGTCCACAACTGCCATATGGCGAGCGCGAGCAGGATCGGGACCATCGCGCTCCAGGCACCCGCTGGCCAGCCGAACCAGCGCGCGAGATACTCGGCTCGGAGGAACGGTGTGGCAAGGCTGACGGTGCCGATCAGCGCGACCAATCCAGCACCGAGCGGCGCTGCAAATCGCCGGGCGCGCGCCAGTGTCTCACCTTCGGTCTTGCGGATCAGCCACGTTGCGCCCAGCATGGCGTATCCCACGACCAGCGCGAGCGCCGTCAGAACAGAGAATGGCGTCAGCCAGTCCCAATTGCCGCCGGCATAAGCGCGTCCCTCGACAGCGATGCCCTGTACCAGTGCCCCAAGCGCCATGCCTTGCGCGATGGCGGCGATCAGTGAACCACCCCAGAACCCAAACTCCCAAAAGCCCTGCATCCTCGTTGTCCGTTGCACGAACTCGAAGGCGACGCCACGAAAGATCAGCCCGAGCAACATGGCGATCATCAACGGGTAAAGCGCAGGCATCACGATGGCATAGGCAAGCGGAAAGACCGCGAACAATCCACCGCCGCCCAGCACGAGCCATGTCTCGTTCCCGTCCCAGACCGGCGCGATGGTGTTCATGGCCACATGGCGCTCCTCACGGTCCTTGAGGAACGGGAACAGGATGCCGATGCCCAGATCGAACCCGTCGAGCAGGACGTAGGCCAGGACGGCAAAGGCTATCAGTCCGGCCCAGATGAACGGAAGATCGATTACCATCCGGGTTGGCGGCGACAGGCGTGTCGCGGCCGCGCAGCAGATGCCACGCGCCGACGCCGCCCACCACGAACGCCGTAGTGAGATACGCCGCCAGAACCATGTGCACCAGCCGGTACGGAAAGGAT